TGAAAGTTTCAACAAATGAATACACACAAGAGAAAAAAATAAAAACAGGATTTCTAAAATTTAGAAGTGGAATGGTGTCTATTGAAAAAGTGGATTCTATTTATGTAATGTGTTTGATGTTAAATTCAAGTATTTACTTAACAATTGATAAAGGAGATATTATTTATCTTAAATTAGAAAACGGAAGTGTTGTAAAGATTTATAATGAATCAACAAGTTACGGAGATTATTCTACTTACAGCGGAAATTATAATATATTAACTTTTGTATTAGATAACGATATTATAAACAAATTAAAAGAAAGTTCAATAGCCGGTATTAAATGTAGTGTTAATGAATATGATATTACATCAAGTTTTAGAAAACAATTGCAAGATAATTTTAAATGTATAACTGAATTTAATTAATTATGGAAGAGTTTAGAGATGTAGTTAGTTACGAAGGTCTTTACATGGTTAGTAATTTAGGTAATGTTAAGAGTTTACCAAAAAGAGTTTGTAATCATAGAGGATGTTACACTACTAAAGACATAATTTTAAAGACTGCTTACAATAAGAAAATGTATTTGCAAGTAAAACTTTATAAAGATGGTCAATCAAAAACAAGGTCAGTTCATCAGTTAGTAGCGGAATCTTTTTTAAATCATGTTAGATGTGGGATGACCTTAGTAGTAGACCATGTTAACTCAATTAGAGACGATAACAGAGTTGAAAATTTAAGAGTAGTTACAAATAGAGAGAACTCTTACAGAGCGCAAGGTAATTACACAAGTAGATACAAAGGAGTTAGTTGGTTTCCTCGAGATAATAAATGGAAAGCAATGATTTACATTGATGGTAAAAGAAAACATTTAGGTTATTTCGATTGTGAGTTAAAAGCAGCATTAGTATATCAAAACAAATTAAAAGAAATAGCATGAATAATATAAACCCAGAGGATAAATTTTGGTCAGTAAACCAAGACGGAAAAGTGTCTCTAAACAACTATAAATTTAAAAGGTTTTTAGAGATGAGAAATTTTTTTAAGAATAGACCTAATTCAAATAGTACGTTTAATCTTATAAAAGAAAATGGAATATTTTTAGAAATTATAGACGAAGTAGAAATTAAAGATTTTGTACTAAACTACATCTTAAAAGAACGATTGAGCGAGGACGTGTTTAATCTTATGACTGCAAATATAAAGTTCTTTAAAAGGGATTATTTGAGCATGATTGACAGTAAAGAAATAAAAGTTCTTAAAGACACAAAAGATACTGCATATATTTTTTATGAAAACGGTGTGTTAGAAGTCAATAAAGATAAATCAGAGCTAAAGAAATATACAGATTTTAATCTAAATATTTGGGAGGATCAAGTGATTAAGAGAAAGTATGTAGAATCAGACCACCACGATTCAGAGTTTAGAAAATTTATTTGGAAAATATCTGGAGGTATTGATATAAACGAAAACTCATCGATAGAAGACAAAAACAAATACGATACTGCGGTTGCTAGATATAATTCTTTTCAAAGTGCGTTTGGGTATTTAATACATTCCTATAAAACATCTGGTAATAATAAAGCTGTGATTTTAAACGATGAGCTTATAAGTGACTCCCCTAACGGTCGGTCTGGAAAAGGAATTTGCTGCAATGCTTTAAAGCACATGAAGAAATTACAAACGATAGACGGTAAACAGTTTAAGTTTGGTGGCGACTTCCCTTATCAATCAGTAAAAACAGATTGTCAGATATTGGTTTTTGACGATGTTAAAAAGAATTTTCAGTTTGAAAACTTGTTTAGTGTTATTACAGAGGGTATTGATATAACTTACAAAGGAAAAGATACAATTAAGCTACCTATTGAAGACTCGCCTAAAATAGTTATATCTACAAACTACGTATTAAAAGGAAATGGAGATTCACACGATGCAAGAAAGTTTGAGTTAGAACTTTCCCCTTTTTTTAACGCTGACAATACACCTTATGAATTTTTTGGTCATTATTTATTTACTGATTGGGATGAATTAGAGTGGGCGCGTTTCGATTGTTACATGATTGAATGTTTAAAGAAATATCTTAATAACGGATTGGTATCTTACAAGTCAATTTCTTTACCAATTAAAAAGTTGGAAGCTAACTTAGGCAAAGAGCTTTACGAATTTTGTTTAGATTTGCCAAAAAATGAATGGTTATCTGGTCAAGAAACCTATGACAAATATAAGTTTAGTATTTCAAAATCATTTATGGCAAAATCAAAAAAAGAGGTAACACAATCTATAAAAAAGTTTTGTGATTTCTTTTGTTACGATTACGAATCAAGAACTCCTGGAGGAGCTTTAAAATTTATGATAACAGAAAGGTCTATTACACCTAAAGAAGTAACAGAAAGCGACCTTGATATTTGGGACACGATATGACAATAGATAGTTTATTAGCATTTAGGGAACTTGATTTTATAATTGACTCTTATAAAGATTCAATAGATTTTATAAAAGAAAACCACCCAAGTAGATTAGATTTAATTATTTCATTAGAACAATCTATTAAAAACCTTAGATATATTAAAGACGATATATTTTTAATTGAATCAAATAAAGAGTATGAAACATGGATAAAATGATAACTAACTTATTAATAAAAGGTGAACTTGATAAGTTAAAAAGTTCTATGAATGTTATTGTTAAAAACACACCTGAAAAATTAGATATGATTGAAAAGTACGAGGGTATGATAAAAAGATTAGAGTTGGTTAAATTATACTTAAAGAAAATATGAAAGCATTAAGAGATTACCAAACTGACCTATCTAAAAAAGCGGTTAACATATTAAAAGAAAAGCGAATAGTTTACCTAATGATGCAAGTTCGTACAGGCAAAACTTTGACCGCTTTAGAAACAGCTAAACTATACGGAGCTAACAACGTTCTATTCTTAACTAAAAAGAAAGCTATAAGCTCGATTGAAAGCGATTATACTAACTTTGGGTATACGTTTAATCTAACCGTTACAAACGATGAGCAGTTAGCTAATATCGAGGGTAATTATGATTTAATTATACACGATGAGCATCACAGATTCGGAGCATTCCCAAAGCCAAGTAAACGAGTAAAAGAATTTAAACTTAAGTTTTCACGTGTGCCAATGATTTTTTTAAGCGGTACACCAGCAAGCGAAAGTTATTCTCAAATGTACCATCAATTTTGGGTTAGTTCTTATTCCCCATTTAAAGACGTTAATTTTTACAAGTGGTCAAAAACATTTGTAAATGTGAAGCAGAAAAACATGGGTTATGCAATGATTAACGACTATTCAGATGCAAAAATTGCATTGATTGACGAAGTAATACAACCGTATATTATTAAGTTCACACAAGAACAAAGTGGATTTGAATCAAAAGTAAAAGAACACGTAATATATTACCCTACATTATGCAGAAACTTAATTGAACGTTTAGAGAAAGACTTAATTATTGAGGGCAAAGAAAACGTAATATTAGCAGATTCAGGAGCAAAATTAATGCAGAAAGTTCACCAATTAGAGAATGGAACTATTAAATTTGAGTCGGGAAAATCAATGATTCTTAATACTCGCAAAGCTGAATTTATTAGAGACTACTTTGAGGGTAAAAAGTTAGCGATATTTTACTATTACGTGGAAGAGTTAGAATTGTTAAAGTTAGTTTTCCCTAACTCTACAAGCGATTTAAACGAATTTAACACATCGGAAAAGCATTACATTGGACAACAATATTCGAGTGCATTAGGCGTGAATTTAAGTAAGGCTCATTGCTTAGTGTTTTATTCATTTGGATTTAGCGGGAGTATGTTTATTCAAGCAATTGACAGGCTAACGACTAAAGAGCGAAAAGAAAACGATGTGTTTTTTATATTTGGCAAAGATTCGTTAACCGAAAAGATTTACAAAACAGTATCACAAAAGAAAAACTTTACACTTAAACAATATGAGCGAACAAGAATTACAAAGTAAATGTATCAAGTATGCTAAAGCTAAAGGGTGGTTTGTTTTAAAAGTGATACGTTGTAATATTAGCGGATATCCTGATTGCACTCTATTCAAAGACGGTAAAACAATATTTGTTGAGTTTAAAGCGGAAAAAGGAATCCAATCTGAATTGCAGAAATACGTTGAAAAGCAATTGATTGACCAAGGCTTCAAATATTATTTAATAAAAAGTTTAGAAAAATTTAAAGAAATAATATGAAAACAATAAATAGTTTAAGCGGCGGTAAGACATCAAGCTACATGGCGGTGCATCATCCAGCTGATTACAATCTTTTTTCTCTAGTTAGAACAAACGATACTAAGTGTTTATTCACAGATAAAAAAGTAAGACAAATTGTAAGCGATAAAATAGGACGTGAATTTATAGGCACACTTGAAGAAGATGAAATAATTTACACCATGTTAGACCTTGAGCAATACATAGGTAAAGAAATAACTTGGTTAAGTGATAAAACATTTGAAGAGGTAATTTCCAATTATAAAATGGCAAACGGTAACTTCTACCTTCCAAACGTTATGACAAGATTCTGCACCGTTGACATGAAAATTAAACCTATTGCGCAATGGTGTTATGAAAACACTGAACTACCTGTTGAAATGCGTTTAGGGTTTAGAGCCAGCGAAGTTGAAAGAGCCAACAGAATGTTTGAAAGACAAATTAACGGAATAGAAAACTTTAAATTTAAAGTAGGAGAAAAGAATGGTCGTAATAAATGGAAAGAACTACCTTACAGAAGTGTTAAATTTCCTTTAATTGAAAGCCGTATATTTAAAGATTCAATAGAAAAATACTGGTCAGATAAACCTGTTAGATTTGCTTATCAAAACAATTGTGTTGGATGCTTTCATAGAAATGAATTAATGTTAAAACACATGAGTAATAAGCAACCAAAAAAATTCAACTGGTTTGTTGAAATGGAGCAAAGCAATAATTGCACGTTTAAAAAAGGAATAACATACGAAAAGATAAGAAATCATAAGTTACAGTTGGATTTGTTTGATGAAGATTTTACTAGTTGTGATAGCGGTTATTGTGGATTATAAAAAAAAAATTTAAAGAAATACTTGCAGATTAATAATTAATGTTTAAATTTGTAACATAACTAAACAAAACACACAATGAAAACAAATCTAAGAAAATTAGCATTGATCCTTCGGAAGGTAGACGCTAGCAAGTTCCTTTACATTAGCACATCAAGACATGATATTGTACTTGGAGCTATGAAACAAGACGTATTAATTGACGACTTGAATATAAATTGGGATTCAATTGAATACGATTTAGAAATGACAATCTTTAAGAAAAACAACGTTAAACTATTTGTATCATGAAAAATTTATACAAAGCATTGGCAGACTTCCAACAGGAGGTTCCAACAATACACAAGGGTACTGCAGGTTATGGGTACTCGTATGCAGACCTTACAGCGATTTACAAAGTAATTAACCCATTAATGAAAAAACATGGGTTAGGTTTTACGCAACCAATCGTAAATAATCAAATGAAAACAATAGTATTCCACATTGAAAGCGGTGAGTCTATTGAAAGCATTGCAGATATTCCAATGAACGTACAACTCAAGGGGATGAATGATTACCAGGTTATGGGTTCTGCATTTACTTACTTCAGACGATATACTTTGAGTTCTATGTTAGGACTTGTTACCGATAAAGACATCGATGCATCTGGCGAGCAAACAGGCAAGCGTAAAGAAACAATTACAGATGAACGTTTACAAGCTGCACTTGAAAAGATTAAAAAAGGAGAGTACACAATAGAAAAATTAAAAGATAAATTTGAATTAACACCTAAACAATTGGAATTATGTTAGTAAATTATGAATTATACGATAAAGAGGGTGAACCTTTAATGAGTTTAGAAGGAAAAGAATATATCGCTCCAATTGGTTCAAATGTTATTTTTTCTGATGATGCATCGGATTCAAAGGAAGTTGTTTGTATCGAGTTTGTTGGAAAAGTAATATCTCACCAATATAATATCGAGTTAGATACACTTTGTATTGATTGTGAAATAAACCAAATTTTAACTGAGCATGACGACTTACGTTTTGTTAAATATTATGAACTTAAATTTAAACAATCATGTTAATACGTTGTTCATCACTACCTAAAATCATGACAGCCTCACGAAGTAAAAGTGAGGCACTGTCCGAAACGGCAAAGAGTTACATCAAGTCAATTGCTAAGCAAGACTACTTTGGTTACACTACTGAGCTAAACAATAAGTACGTAACTAAGGGAATACAATGCGAGGAGCAATCGATTGAACTACTAAACGATGTTCTATTTACAAACTATGAAAAGAACGAAGTACGCAAGTCTACTAATATTTTAACAGGAGAATGCGATATCTACACACCTGAGTTAATTATAGATATTAAAACGTCTTGGAGCTTTGATACATTCCCTGCAACACCAAGCGATATTAACATTAAAGATTATGAGTATCAATTACGGGGTTATATGTATCTTTACAATGTAGAACGCGCTGCACTTGCTTACTGTATGGTCAACACACCAAGCGACTTAATCGGATACGAAAGCGAAGAGTTACACCGTGTGCGAGATACACCGATTCAAAGCCTTGTGACGATGTTAACCATTGAACGTGACTTAGAACTTGAAGAGGAAATGTTAGAGCGTTCAGCGGCAGCAATTGAATATTATAAACAATACATAAATCAAATCAATGAAAAGAA